TGGGAGCAAGGATTTAAGCCCATGATCGTTTCTCTTGAAATGACTCCAGAGAATATGCGTGACCGTATTTATACTATGCTTGGCTCAGGCCTATTTAAAGCCAGTGACTTTGCAAAGGGAGATATTAACATAGATGATTTCCGCAGCTGGTCTGGCAAAAAGTTTGCTGATAAGAATAAGTTTATTTTAGTTTCAAACGCAGGCTCTGGTAACGTAACGCCAAATGCAATTCAGGCAAAGATAGATCAGCATAAGCCAGACATTGTGATTCTAGATTACCACCAGTTGTTTACAGACAATAATAACTCTAAGGCTCCAACAGAGCGTAATATGAATATCTCTCGTGAGTTTAAAAATCTTGCGGTTAGGAATAACATCCCAGTCATCGATATCACTGCAGCAACAGCAGATGACATAACAGATCAAGATAACCCACCTATGATGAGTCAGGTTGCATGGTCTAAAGCAATTGAATACGATGCTGACATGGCTATGGCAATTCATAAATACAAAGGCACTGATATGATTGAAGTTGTTTCTAGAAAGAATAGACATGGACATGACTTTGGAGTGTTCTTAGATTGGGATATTAACAGAGGTATTGTCAAAGAGATTTACGAAAACCCTTTTGCAAATGACGCACAAAAGAATTAAAAGATTTCAAATTGAGGTAGAGTTTTATGACAACACACAGCTCATAAGCTTAAGACCACAATATGAAAATCTATTAGTACAAGACATGCGTGGCAAGGGGTACGTAAGAGTGCTAGATATTGATCCAGCATTTTCAATAGAGTTTAACGGCGAGACGTGGAAGTTCTTGATGACCTTGCATGGTATATATGTAGGAAAGAAGAAGGCATGGCAATTAGAGGGTACAACTCAAAACAAATTGATACCAAGGAATATGCCCCAAGCCACATCAAGTCAGTCCTAAAAGAAATTGGATTGAATATTGTTGGTGAGACAGGCAATGACTTCTTATGCTACTGCCCATTTCATTCCAATAGACATACTTCTAGCTTTAGCGTAAGCCAAACTTCTGGTGCTTTTATTTGCTTTAACCCAGCATGTGGTGAGACTGGCACACTCATTGATCTTATTAAAAGAACTATGGACAAGAATGATTTCCAGTCCTTAAGATTAATTGCTAGCAAGGAAACAGAAGCCCTCAATAACTTTGATGAAGTCATGGAAGAAATGCTTTCCGACAAACCAGTGTTTGAAGAATTCTCTCAAGAGACTTTAGATAGACTTCACGCAGATTTAGCAGGAAATAAAAATGCCAGAGACTACCTTGAATCAAGAGGAATAAACATAGAGTCTATGAAATATTTTCAGCTTGGTTACTCTCCAGCAATGAACATGGTTGTTACTCCAGTTCATAGTCCAGACTCTATGCCAATTGGTATAGTAGGAAGATCTATTGAGGGCAAAACATTCAAGAATAGCACAAGCTTGCCAAAGAGCAAAACACTGTTTAATGTTCACAGAGCAAAAAAGATTGGAGATCAGGTTATAGTTTGTGAATCAAACTTTGATGCAATAAGAATTCACCAGGCTGGATTTCCAAATGTTGTTGCAACGCTAGGCGGGTTCTTATCTAACGAGCAACAGTCTTTACTGAATAGATATTTTAATAAGATAATTATAATGACGGATGCAGATGAAGCTGGCAGAGAGCTAGGCAAATCTATTTCTAGCAAGCTTCGTAATAAAGATATTTCTTGGGCTTCATTTGGGTATAAAGAAATTTATCCTAATAAGGCAAAAGATGCTGGTGACTTAACTGAGCAAGAAATAAAAACATGTATAAAAAATTCAGTATCAGATATTGAATATCGTTCCTGGATATGATATACTAAAACAACAGATGGATCTATACCATCAACTATAGGAAAAGAGGATACAAGTGGGTATTGTAAAAGGATTAAAAGGACTTAATCAAGTCATGGATAAACCTTCGTATAGCGAAGGGGATGGAACAAAAGCACGTTGGGCAAAGCTAGAAGATGCAGAGAGCGTAAAGGTTCGTTTCTTGCAGGAGCTTGACCCAGATTCACCAACATATGATGAGTCAAAGGGATTAGGTTTTATTGCTGTAGAGCACACAAACCCTAAAGACTACAAGCGCAAGGCCCTATGCTCAATGGAAGATCAAGGCAAGTGTTATGGTTGCGAACAACACCGTAAGGATTATAAGGCAGGGTGGAAGGGTCGTTCACGACTCTATATGAATGTTCTTATTGATGATGGCAAGGAAGAGCCATACGTAGCAATTCTTTCACAAGGTTCAAGTGGTAAAACAATTACTCCAACACTCATTGAGTATGCTGGTGAAATGGGATCAATCACAAATCTTATGTGGCGTATCAAGCGAACTGGTACTAAAACAGATACAAGTTACACAATCATTCCTTTAGCTAAGGATGAGACGCCATTTGATTCATCAGCTCTTGAGCTGTATGACCTAGAAACAACAGCTATTCGTGATTTGCCATACTCAGAGCAAGAAGCATTCTTCAATGGAGAAGGCGGAAATCAGGAAGCAGCAGCTTCATCAGATTCAGATAGCAACCTAGTCTGGTAACTATTTATTGTCAGGGGCAGTCTATTGACTGCCCCTGCTTTATTTAGTAGAATAGCATAATGATCTCATACGAAATACCAGACCCATTTGAAACGTTTGTTGCTAATAAGTATAGAGACTATAAAGGCATGATTTATGACTTCTTTGCAAGAGAATGGCATATGAAATGCAGTTGCTGTAAAGAAGATTTATATGCACCAAACAAAAAAACTATGACTAAGATTAGACTTTATCATACAAGAAATGAATGCACAGGCGGATATTAATGAGTTTTACACACCTACATGTTCACTCCTATTATTCATTAATGGATGGACTAAATTCACCTAAAGAATTATGTCAGGCAGCGTTAGATGCTGGACAAACAGCGATTGCAATCACAGACCATGGTACTCTCTCGTCACACAGAGATATGCAGATTGCCGCAAAGGAAATTGGCATTAAGCCGATTCTTGGTGTTGAGGCGTACATTTCTCCAACCGATAGATTTGATAGATCATCTAAGACAGATAAGTCTATTCAAGCCTATAACCATATTATTCTGCTAGCGAAGAATAAGAAGGGGTTGGAGAATATCAATATCCTGCAGGAGCTAGCATGGAACGAAGGCTTTTATCATAAGCCACGTATTGACAGGGAGATTTTAAATGAATACAAAGAGGGCATTATTGTACTTTCTGGATGCCTTAATGGCCTTATGTCTAAGGCTATTGAAAAGGGAGAGTTTGGAGAAGCCAAGGTTTTACTACAGGGGTTTAAGAAAACTTTTGCTGAAGACTTTTATGTTGAGGTACAGTCTCACAATCCACCAGAAATAAATGCAAAGCTACTTGAGCTTGCAGATGAATTAAAAATTAAAGCAGTTGCAACAGGCGACGCACACTTTGCAAAGGAAGAAGATAGAATACTAGAAGAGGCGCTTCTTATTCTTTCTACCTCACCAAAGATTGATAAAGATTCAGACTTTGAAATGTCTAGAAATATCAAAGATATGATGGAAAGATTTAACTATCTTTATCCTGATCGTAGAATTTCTTTTCAAGACTACAATCTTTTTATCCAATCACGTTCAGAGATTGAAGCGGATTTTAATACTGCTGGAATTTCTCGTACAGACATATACGAAAACACAATGGAGATTGCAGACAAAGTTGAAGAGTATGACTTCTATCAGGGCCTGGATCTTCTACCAGTTCCTAAGACAGATGCTGATGACAAATTGCGTGAAATGTCTTACGAAGGACTGGCTAAGCTGGGTCTTTCCGACAATAAAGTGTACGTAGATAGAGTTGAAGAAGAGCTATCTGTTATTGCCTCAAAGAATTTTGCATCGTACTTCTTAGTTATTGCTGATATGATTAACTGGGCAAAGACAAATGACATTAGAGTAGGACCTGGTCGTGGATCTGCAGCAGGATCCCTTGTTTGCTATTCTTTAGGAATTACAGATGTGGATCCAATTAAATACGATCTTTTGTTTTTTAGATTCATTAACCCAGAGCGTAATGACTTTCCAGATATTGATACAGACTTTGAAGATAGACGACGCAAAGAAGTAAAGGAATACTTAAAGAAAAAGTTTAAACACGTTGCGTCTATTTCTACTTATACATACTTTAAAGATAAAGGTGTTATTCGTGATGCAGCAAGAATCTTTATGGTTCCGCTGCAAGAAGTTAATCGTGCAATGAAATCAATTGACACCTTTGAAGATTTTATAAGCTCGCCAAATACAAAAGAGTTTAGGGCAAAGTATCCAGAAGTTGTGTGGCTTTCAGATAGGCTTCGTGGCCGTATTAGATCTGTTGGCGTACACGCAGCTGGAGTTGTTGTTGCAAAAGACGATCTTAGAAAGTTTGCCCCAGTAGAATCAAGAGAAGATGCACAGGATAAAGTCTCTGGAAGAATTCCAGTAGTAGCCTATGATATGGATACTGTTGCAGACATTGGCCTAATCAAGCTTGATGCCCTTGGGCTAAAAACTCTTTCAGTTATCTCAGACACTATTAAGTCTATTAAGTCTAGAACTGGCAAGGACATAGTTTTGTCTGACATATCGCTTGATGATCCAGAAGTCTACAAGATGCTTAGCGAAGGCTATACTAAGGGTGTATTCCAAGCAGAAGCAACTCCATATACAAACCTTCTTATCAAGATGGGTACAGATAAGTTTGAAGACCTAGTGGCGTCAAACGCTCTTGTAAGGCCAGGTGCCATGAACACAGTTGGCGCAGCATACATTAATCGTAAGCATGGCAATGAGGCTGTAGATTATATGCACACAATTATGAAGCCGTTTACTGAAAACACATATGGTGTTATTATATATCAAGAGCAAGTTATGCAGGCATGCGTACACTTGGGCGGCATGACTTGGGCAGAGGCTGATAAGGTCCGCAAGATTATTGGAAAGAAAAAAGATGCAAAGGAGTTTGACCAGTTCAAGGATCGGTTTGTTGCTGGTGCTTCAGAACACATTAGCAAGAAAAAAGCAGAAGCGCTCTGGCATGATTTTGAAGCTCATGCTGGTTATTCTTTTAACCGTTCTCACGCTGTTGCTTACTCTATGCTTAGCTATTATACTGCTTGGCTTAAGTTTTATTACCCTCTTGAGTTCATGTTTTCAATTCTTAAAAACGAAAATGATAAGGATGCTAGAACAGAGTATCTAATTGAGTCAAAGCGCTTGGGGCTGAAGGTCCTTTTGCCACACGTTAATGAGTCTGACTTATACTTCTCATTACAAAAAGATGCAATTAGATTTGGCCTAGCAGATATTAAATTTATATCAGACAATATAGCAAACAAGATTATTGAAAAGAGGCCATACAAAGACTATGATGAATTTATCAGAACATCTTCTGCAAAAGGTAGCGGCATTAATAGCAGGGCTGTTAGTTCTCTCAACGCTATTGGTGGGGCGGCTTTTAAAGACAACCCACGACAAGGAAATGAAAAAGATAACTACTACGAATACCTAGGTATTCCTACATTTAATCTAGAGGGCATCCCTCCTAGAGTAAAGGCTCAGGCTCGTCCAATTGAAGAATTTGATGATCTCGGTTCATTTGTTATGTTTGGAATGGTAAAGGGCATTAAGCGTGGCTCTGGTTGGGCACGTGTAGAGCTAGTAGATGAAACTGGCTCAATTGGTCTTTTCCATAATGAGCAAACTCAGATTGAAGTTGGCCAGATGTATTTTATTTTGGTGGGAGACAATAGAATTGCTAGGTACATTAAGGTTTCAGATATTGATCCTTCATCAAATGATATGTTTGTTGACTATCTTTACAGAAAAGAATACGATCTAGAAGAAGATGAATATATTGTTGTTAACTTTACTCCTTATACTACAAAAGCTGGCAAAACAATGAGCCACATAGTTTTGTCTAATAGGAATAAAGAGTTGACAAGAGCAATTGCTTTCCCTACTATGTATAAAATGACGCTTGCAAAAATGCGTGAAGGAATGAAGTGTAAGGTTGTTCTGTCTAAATTAGACGATGGAACTTTAAATGTAAAGGAAATAAAATGAGTGATATAAATATTGAAGAAGTTTATGCCCAGCTAAACGTTGCTAAGATTTTAGTTGCAACGCTTGAAAGCATTGGAGAAATATCTCTGCCAGTAACAGATTTTTTGAATGCTACTAATGAAGATAAAGAGTTGCAGGTTGATTATAATCAGGAAAATGGAACGTTTGTATTTAAGCTTAAGCAAAAAGATTAATTTACTTAGGCTTCACAACACCTGATTTAAATGCTATACTAAGAGAGAGAAGAAAGAATAACTATGACTATTTCGCTAGAAGATATAATGGCAAAGCTAGACCCAAAAACACGTGCAAGAGTTCAATCTGCACAAAATGTAGAAGTTCATAAGCAGTTAACTCCCAGCATTGGGCTTAATGTAGCCTTAAAGGGTGGTCTAGGTTATGGGCGCCAAGTCTTGGTTTGGGGCAATAAGTCTGCTGGTAAGTCATCTTTTTGCTTACAGATGATTGCGTTAGCTCAGCAAGAAGGCAAAACATGCGCCTGGATTGATGCAGAGGCATCTTATGATCAAAAATGGGCCGAGCAGCTTGGTGTAGATTCATCTTCTCTTATTTATTCACAAGCTAAAACTGTTAATGATATGGTTGATGTTGGTGTTAAGTTGATGGAGGCTGGTGTCGACGTTATTGTTGTCGATTCTATTTCAGCCTTGCTACCAGGTATATATTTTGAAAAAGATGGAAATGAAATGAAAGATTTGCAAGACACTAAGCAAATCGGAGCAGAAGCAAAGGATATGACTCATGCAGTCAAAATGTTAAACTATGCAAACAAAAACACATTATTGGTTCTCATCTCACAGCAAAGAAATCAATTTGGATCTATGCATGCCTCCCATATCCCGACAGGAGGAATGGCAGTTAAGTTCTTTTCTTCCACAGTCATTAAGCTATGGTCTTCAGAAGCTGAAGCTAATGCGATTAAAGCGGGCATTGCGGTTGGTGACAAAATCATTGAACAAAGGGTTGGCAGACCAGTCAATTGGATTATTGATTACAACAAGCTCGGCCCCCCTAATCTTTCAGGACAATACGACTTCTATTACCAAGGAGAGTCTCTAGGCGTCGATAGAGTTGGAGAAACGCTAGACGTTGCAGAGATGTACGGTCTTATTGAAAAAGGCGGAGCATGGTATACAATTAATGGAGAGCGATTCCAAGGAAGAGCAAAGGCAGTTGCATATTTAAGAGAAAACCCAGAAGTTACTGGAAAGTTAATTGAGGAGATTAATGCCAAATCTTAATGAATTTATTAATAGCCCACGTGTAATTAGTAAAAAAAATTTAGAATCTATACACGGAGTTAAGCCGTGTGCAAAGTGTGATAAAGATGCACAAGAAGCATTCTGGGATCCAGAGTCTATGGTTCTTGCTTGGGAATGTCCAGATGGCCACTCCAATGAAGTAAAGGTTGGTTAGGGTGGACTCAGAATTTAAAGATATTGAGAAGGTAATAGTTGCCCCACAAATTGTTATATATAAAAACATATTTAAACACAGCAAAGAAATAATTGATCTGCTTAAAGATAGTAGATATCCTTCATTTTTTAATAACTGGCGAGACTGGTATGGGCAAGGTTTTAGAAGAGATGCAGATTTTTCTCTTTTGGACACAATAGACCCTGGAACAGATTCTAACCTTAATAAAGAAAAAGAATATATCCTAGAAGTTAATAGGTGTATGAATTTCATAAGACAGGACTACCTTGAGCAATTTAATATTGAAAATGGTATATGGCCATCTTTTATAAAAGACTGGGATTCTCTTAAAGATACAAAACAAAAATACTGGATTGATTTTTTTAGATACGATGTTAAGTCTCAAAAACCAATAAACCCATCGGGATTGATAATGGAATATCATGTTGATGAGCTACCAATTCCTGGAGAGACGAAGATCAATAGACATGTTGCAACTGTAAACTTTTATTTAAACAATGATTATACGGGCGGAGAAATATGCGTATATGACTCTGTTTCTAAAAATGTGTATATGTATAAGCCACAAGTTGGTGACGCTGTAATTATGCCTTCCACTGAGCCTTTTTACCACGGAGTCAACCCATTTGGACTTAACGATAGATACTTTTTAAGAGCCTTTATTGATTCTGAAGTTGCGGGGGAAGAAGAATGGAAGAGACAATATGACTTTATAATTGAGGGTTCAGGAATGAATCAAATAAAAGATGAAGAGTCATATGTTAAAAATGATTTGCAAAATATAACCATTGCATCTTCATCTAAAATAATAGAAGTTAAGGCTTAATTTATGTCAGAAAGATCTGAGGTAAAAAGAGATGGGGCTAAGGCTCAAAAGAATAGCGGGCGTGGAGATTATCAAAAGGGGGACGCACAGTGGAAGCAGTTTCTTGTAGACTATAAAGAAGCTGGATCAACATTTACTTTAAACAAAGATGTTTGGGCAAAGATTTGTACAGACACATTTAAGGTTAATAGAGATATGTACCCAGCGCTTAAAATTATAATAGGCTCTGAAAGCAAGGTAAGACTTGGTATAATAGAGTGGGCAGTTTTAGAAGAACTAATTGAATTTTGGGAGAATAATAATGTATAGTGTAGAAGCTTATGTAGATAATATTGAAAAGCCTACGGCAAAAATAAGACCTTTATCGGTAAAAAGAGATTGGATGCACTCGTATACGTACAATTGCTACCCCATAGCTCTTGCAAATACTTTGGGGTACGGTGTTTATTTTGATCACGACATATCTTTTATATGGGATGGCTCCCGTGAAGATGGTGCAGTAGGCTTAATAGGAAAAGAAAATGTTTGGGTTGGAAGAGGTGAGGGAACTGTAAGCTTTGTAACCAATCTAGTATTGAAAACAGATGAAAACACTAGCTTAATAACTATGCCAGTCCCAAATGAATACATTGAAGATGCACATGTGCTAACAACCGTACTGTCTACTTCTGTTTTTACTGGAACACTGTCAATAGTTTGGAAGTTAGATAAGCCAAACAAAGAGTACTTTGTTCCAGCAGGAACTAATATAGCATGTATTATGCCAATTTCTTTAGGGCAAGTGCAAAACTCTACCATAAATGTTCATCCTACACGCTGGCCCTTTGAAAAGATTCAAGATAGCCCAGAGTATATGGAGTATTTAAAGGGTTTGAATGCTCAAGGAATTAGGCCTAGAATGTATAAAAAAGCTATAGATCACAAGGGGAATACAATTGGCAAGCATGAAGTTGATAGTATTATTTTGAATGTGAATTATGATGATGAGTAAAGTGCAAAAAACTATACAGTTTCTTTCTAAAGAAGAAGCTAAAGAGATATACGACAGAGTGATGTCATTGCAAGATGAATGGATATTAAGAATTCCTGGAGATCTTGCACTTCACACTTTAGGCATAGGCACATTCCCAGATAAGCTAAATGGAAGTCCAGTCTACCTTGAAAAAGTTGATTCAAATAACAAGATGATGTGGGCAAATTTTTCAGATCTTTATGAAAAAGTATTGGAATTTTTTAACAAAGAATTAGGCCCAACTAGATATGCGCCTGGCTTAGCACTTCCAATATTCCATATCTTCTCTAATAAAGTTGAAGATAGAAAAGAAATAATTGATATACCAGAAATAAATAAGCAGTTTAAAATACATCATGACAACGGTCATATGGACCAGGAAGACTACTTTGGGAATGAAAGTTTGGAGCACATAACTTATACCTTAGCTATTAGCCTGCCAAAACGTGGTGCTGGCCTATTTGTTTATGGAGAAGATAATGTTGATGGGGAGTGCAGTCAAGATAGTCAAGTCTATTTAGATTTATTACAAACTCCATATGATCAGGGAGAAGTCAATGAAGGAACCCTGAGAGATAATGATTGGGATAAGCCTAAGTTTATAGAATACTATCCTGGATCATTTGTATATCAAATTGGAGACATATATCATCAGATAATAATTGGTCTAGATATCAATAGTCATGATGACAGAATTACCTTTCAGGGTATAGGAGTTAAGAAAGACGGAGAATGGTTACTTTATTACTGATTTTAATTGCTTTTGTGTGCGGCTACGGACTAGGGTTGTTCGTTGATAAAATAGATAAGGACATTAAAAATGGAAGATAAAAATACATTGCAGCTAATAAGCGACATTACGGAGTTTAACGATCTACATGAGTTTATGCAGGACGAGCACCTAGACAAAGCGCTTGCTATTGTTGTAAAGCTTTTAATGAATCCAGATGTTCCTTCGGCTAAAGCTCCACATTTGATTATGGAGCTTCAGGCCATGTCTACAAAGTTTGCGGTACTTGCTTCCGTGTACTCAACAATTGCTAAAGATAAAGCTGGAACGGTTAATAATAATAAGAAGAACATTTATTATTCAGTAAAAGAGTCCATAGACAAGCTTGTAGATGCACTTAAATATGTAGTTAGGTATAATTCATAATGATTAAAGACATCTTGCTTTGCACATTTACTGGTGCAGCTCTTGGAGGAATATTTGCTGCATTCAGGTTACCAGTTCCAGCACCACCATATTTCCCAGCAGTTATGGGAATTGTTGGTATATGGCTTGGCGCAGATCTAGTTTTTAGGGTTATCAATGGCTAGAGATATTGTAAAGAATCTTAAATTTAAAAAGCATACAGGCAACTTCTTTGACCCAGAAAAATTTGCACAGCTGCTTGATGAGTCATACAGAAACACAAAGCGTCCAGACGGAGACACTACTAAAAAATCTTTTAGTCCAAGCTCACTAGGATATGGTCACGGAACGTGTCCAAGGTATTGGTATATGGCATTTACTGGTGCTGTTTTTATTGATGATAATGACGCTGTTGCAGTTGCTAATATGGCACAGGGAACTCAAGCGCATGAAAGATTGCAAAATCTAATTAAGACTATGCCTGAGTGGCGGGCAGAAGAAGAAGAGATCATTAATGAGTATCCTCCAATCCGTGGCTTTATAGATTTAATTATGGAGTATGACGGCGAGACCGTCATTGGCGAAATTAAAACAGCTAAGCAAGAAGTATGGGATACAAGGCAGGCAGAGATGAAGTCTTCTCCTAACCACATGCTTCAGCTTCTTACATATATGAAGCTCAAGAATGCTAAAGAGGGATTCTTTTTATATGAGAACAAGAATACTCAAGAGGTTCTTATAATTCCTATCTCTATGAATGATAAAAACAAAAAGATAATTGAAGATGCCTTTCAGTGGATGAGGGATGTATGGGATAACTTTAAAGAGGGAGACCTCCCAAAGCGTCCAGAAAATGCAACCAAGTATAAACTCCCTTGCACTTACTGCCCAGTTAAAAAAGAATGTTGGGCAAAGGGGTCCAATCCTGGAACTGTAGAAATTGAGTTAATGAAGGTTGTAAAATAATGGTCTGTTTAAATGTAGAATGCGCCAAAGACTTTGAGCCTAAAACTCATAACCAAAAATATTGTTCAGATGAATGCTGCAGAGTTGCAACAAACAAAAGAATTATGGAAAAGTATTATGAGAAAAAAGCTATTAAAAATGGTGCTCCAAGAAAATGCAAGGGGTGCCCAGGTTTTTTAAGTAGATATAATTCTGAACTGTATTGCTCTAAATGCATAAAGTCTAAACACTCTAAGCACAAAAAAGATTTGATGGGTATAGTAGATGACATTGGCTAGCCTTGTAAAAACAAAAGCATCTAAAGTGCTTGGCATAGACGCATCTACAAACTCAATAGCTTTCTGCTTAATGGAAAATGATGTGCCGCTTAAATGGGGAAAAATTAATTTGTCTGGAAACGATATCTATGAAAAAATTTATGATGCCAAAGTTAAAATGCATGTTATGCTTGAAGAACTTCAGGCAGACTATATAGCAGTAGAAGGTGCAGTTCTAGTTAGATCTGCTGATGCTGTAATCAAATTGTCTTATGTTTATGGTGTAGTCATAGCTGAGCTAATGTCTACTGGTGCAAAAGTTATAACCATATCTCCGACATCTTGGCAGGCTTATATCGGAAATAAGAACCCGACTAAGGAAGAAAAGCAGGCAGTGAGGATAGCTTATCCAGGTCATGCTGATTCATGGTATAAAAACTATATAAGAAATATGAGAAAACAAAGAACAGCTGACTACTTTAATTTAAAGTATAACCTATCTGTAGAAGACTTTGATGTCGCAGACTCATTTGGGATTGCCCATTATGCAAATAGGGAGCTAACAAAGAGATGAAATTATATCAAGATAAAGCCTGGCTACATAATAGATATATAATTCAAAAAAAGAATATAGTAGAAATTGCCAAAGAATGTGGTGTGTCTGCTATGACAATCCAGAGATATATAGATAAATTTGGGATCAAAGTTAAGCGCTAATTGACATTTTAGTTGACTAGAAGTATACTTATTTAATGACAGAAATAGAGCCATCCGTACACTTTGATAAAATGAACAAGGTTGTATCTGAGCTGCTAAAAGGTAATTCTGCTACTCAGATAGCTACAATAACTGGAATGACTAGAAAAGATGTCCTTGGGTATATTGATGAGTGGAAAGCTGTAGTCCACAATGATACTAACGTAAGGGACCGTGCAAGAGAAGCTCTCATGGGAGCAGATCAACACTACGACATACTAATAAAAGAAGCATGGAAAACAGTAGAGGATGCAGATACTCAAGGCCAACTTAGCGTAAAATCAGGAACTCTAAAGCTAATCGCCGATATTGAGGCAAAAAGAATTGCAATGCTTCAAGCAGTTGGTGTGCTTGAGAATAATGAAATGGCATCACAGATATTAGAAAATGAAAGAAAGCAAGAGATGCTGGTTGGAATTTTAAAAGAAGTAACTTCAAGTTGCAACCACTGTAAGATAGAAGTTGCTAAAAGACTGTCTCAGATCACTGGGATTGTTGAGCCTATAGTTATATCTCAAGAGGCTTAGCATGTCACTTGATTTTTCAGAGTTTATAGAAATATTAGATGGCGATGAATTTGAAGAACGCCCAGTTGACCTTCAAACATTTGTAACTAGTCCAGACTATCTTGGCCTTCCACCACTATCTGAAAATCAATATACTTTAATTGCAAGAAGCTCTCAAATCTATAAAGAATCAACACTCATAAAACTTTACGGAGAAGAGCTTGGCAAAAAAATGTTTAAGCAAACATGTGTTGAGGTTATAGCACAGCTTGGTAAAGGTTCTGGTAAAGACTACTCTTCAACAATTGCTGTAGCTTATATTGTTTATTTATTGCTATGTCTTAAAGATCCAGCAGCTTATTATGGCAAGCCACCAAGAGACGCAATAGATATTCTTAACATTGCTATCAACGCTCAGCAAGCAAACAATGTTTTCTTTAAAGGCTTTAAGATGAGAATTGAAGTGTCACCGTGGTTTGCTGGTAAATATACAGACAAGGCGTCTGAAATTAAATTTGATAAATCTATAACTGTACATTCAGGTCACTCTGAAAGAGAAGCGTGGGAAGGCTATAACGTTCTGGTAGTTATCCTCGATGAAATTTCAGGATTTGCTACAGAAAATACAAGTGGACATGATCAAGCTAAAACAGCAGATGCTATATACGACATGTATCGTGCATCAGTAGATTCACGCTTCCCAGACTTCGGCAAAGTAATTTTGCTTTCATTCCCTCGTTTTAAAAACGATCCAATACAAAAGTTTTATCAATCTGTTATAGCAGAAAAAGAAACTATTATTAGAACAGAAATGCTAAAACTAGATCAAGATTTGCCAGACGGCACTGAAGGTAACGAATTTGAAGTGGCATGGGAAGAAGACCATATAGTATCTTACGTATACCCAAGAGTATTTGCTTTAAAAAGGCCTACTTGGGAAGTAAATCCTACAAAAAAGATAACAGATTTTACGGTTGCTTTTCATAAAAATCCGCAGGACGCTTTAGGAAGATTTGCCTGCATGCCATCTGATGCAGTAGATGCATTTTTTAAATCTAGAGAAAAAATTGAAAAGGCTTTTAATAAAGCTCATCTAGCAGTAGATAATTTTGGAAGACTTGAAGAGTGGTTTAAACCAGAAGCGGATAAAGAATATTTTATACACGTAGACTTGGCACAAAAACATGACCACTGTGCTGTAGCAATGGGTCACGTAAACAAATGGGTGGAAGTAAAGGTTACAGATACTTACTCTCAACCAGCGCCAATTGTAGAAATTGACGCTGTAAGATTTTGGACTCCAACACCAGATAAGTCTGTAGACTTTACCGAAGTAAAAGACTATATACTTGCACTTCGCACAAGAGGTTTTAATATTAAAATGTGTACATTTGATAGATGGAATTCTCATGATATGATGCAGCAGTTAAAGCAGTACGGAATCAATACTGAAATTTTGTCGGTAGCCAAGAAGCACTATGATGATATGGCTATGGTGGTCTTAGAAGAAAGACTTTCTGGGCCACACATACCATTGCTTATTGATGAATTGCTTCAGCTTAGAATTATGAGAGATAAGGTAGATCACCCAAGAAAAGGATCTAAGGACTTAGCCGATGCCGTATGCGGAGCCGTATATAATTCAATTAGCAGGACTAGAATGCGACGTGATGAAGAAATAAAGATTCATGATTATGAGTCTATGAGCTACGACAACGACTTTGCTAATTCTGATGGAGAAGTAGAGTATGTACAGAACATGATAAGGGCACCAAGAATGCCAGAAAATTTAGCAAGATCGATTGAAAACATGGAGATAATATGAGCGAGTATCAAGAAAAAGCAAAAGAGTGTAAGTGCTGCACAAAACATGTGCCTCTTCCAACTTCATTTAAGGAGTACAATGGTACACTTATATGCCCTACAACATACTATAATATAATTGAGTATAAAAGAATATGGGATGCACATGGCTCAAAGCCAGCTGGCAGCATAAGAAAACATTTTTCTGAGTACGTACAGTCAATAGTTGAATCTGCTATTGACAACTAGGATTAATATAGTAGAATTGAGTTCAGGTGCCAGTAGCTTAGTTGGTTAAAGCCCCGAACTCATAATTCGGTAATCGTAGGTTCAAGTCCTACCTGGCACACTAGGCCTTTGTAGCTCAGAGGACAGAGCACTCGGTTTCTACCCGATTTGTCGCAGGTTCGACTCCTGCCAAGGGCACTAGCAATTCTTTAAAAGAAATGGTATACTGAGATTATGAAACACTTAATTAGCTCACTCAAGACATTCCAAGCAAATTCTGTTATTTTTACAAATTTGGTTAAGGGATTTTGGCTCAATACAGAATCCGTATTGATGAGACAGTCGCAAACAGTATATAAAGAAATTTATTTGTCTGCCGACGAGCTATTACTAGAAACTTCTTTATGGCTTAGAAGGCTAGGAGAAGAAGCTCCATACACATTGGAAGAATTTTCATATCATCAAACACTTGGTAACGTAAAGCCAGATACATACTGTGGAGTTGAAATGGCAATGCATTTAGTTCCTATCAATAAAAAAATTATTGAAGACTTAAAGGTTTTGTCAGAGCAGGCTTTTATACAAAAAGAATTTGCATTACTTGAACATTTGAATGCAGCAACTAAGAAACATAAAGAATGGAATTGGTACTTAGAGTCAAGTCTTAAATTACCACCAAATCCATGGAAATCATTAAAGGACTAGGGAGAATAAAATGGCAGCAGTACAGGGATCAGCAGCAAGATTAGTAGAAGTAGCATTAGGCGAAATTGGATATATTGAAGGCCCAAAAGATAACGAAACAAAATATGGAAAGTTTACAAAGTCAAACTTCCAGCCTTGGTGCGGATCATTTGTTATGTGGTGTGCAAATGAAGCTGGTGTAAAGGTTCCCAATACAGTTTATACTCCAGCAGGAGCACAAGCATTTATTAAGGCTGGAACATGGCAGCCAGTAGAAACAGCTACACCAGCAGTCGGAGACATTGTTTATTTTGATTTTCCAAATGATGGCGTCGATAGAATTTCTCACGTAGGAATTGTTACTTCAGTTAACGCAGACGGAACAGTAGACGTTGCAGAAGGAAATACTAGCGCAGATAAAAAGGGAGATCAACGCAATGGCGGTGAGGCTTGTCTTAAGAATCGTGCATACAAGAAGAAGAATGGCTCAAAGCTTCGCAAGAGTCAACCAGTATTCATTGTAGGGTTTGGTCGTCCAGCGTTTGGCCAGGCCGTTAAGCCAAAGTCGGATAAGCCAGCAGTTAAAAAAGCTGCTGTAAAGACAGAAGCAAAGCCAACTACAAAGAAGAAGTAAAAAAATTATAAAAAATACTTCCATTAATGGTTTGTGTTTTGATGATATATTATTGCTTCCTCAAGACTCTTCTCCAATTTTAAGTAGATCTAACATAGACCTTCGTACAAAAATTGGCAATCCAAATAATCCAGACGGAATACTAGAGATGTATAACCCAATAATTTCTGCTCCCATGGATTCCATATCTAGCTTTGATATGCTAAAGTCCATATCAGAAGCTTCATCAATTGGGATGACATGCAGATCAGAAAACATTGAAGATAAAATAAAAAAAGCCTGTGACATCCATCGTAACAGAATAGGTGTTGCAATAACATTTGAAGACATATATGATAAATATGCGATAAGCAAAATTGTTGCTAGAGGCATCAGGATAATCTTGCTTGATACTGCAAATGGGCACCTACAGCTAATAGCTGACGGCATAGCTCATCTAAGATCTATTGTTCCAACTACAACACACATTATGTGCGGAAATGTTTCTTCATATGGAGCATATAAAATGCTAATGGATGCGGGTGCAGATTCAGTGCGTGTAGGAATTGGTGGAGGAGCAGCATGTACAACACGACTTATGACTGGTTTTGGAGCCCCAACGCTTTCTTCAGTTATGAATATATATGAGCATGTTAAGAATGACCCAGTAAATGGTATTATTGCAGATGGTGGAATTAAAAACTCTGGCGACATAGTTAAGGCTTTAGCTGCTGGTGCAAGTGCTGTCATGCTAGGCTCAATGCTTGCTGGACATGACGAGTGCCATTCAAAAGATGGAAAGTATTACTTAAGCGGGTTAGCGTCTAGAGAGTACATATTTAAGCAAGAAGGATTTAGTGCTGACAGCAATCCAGTAATTAGCATTGAAGGGGTTACTGGTGAAGTTCCAAGTAAGGGTCCAGCCCTTGAAGGCATATATAATATCCTAAATAATGTTAGGAGTGCATTTACTTACTCTGGTGCCGATACCATTAAAGGACTTAGAGACACAATCGAATACATAGAGGTTTCACCTCAGTCGCTACATGAGTCTGGAAGCAGAGTTTTATAGTATAATAGTACTATGCATCCATTAATTGGGTGGTTATAAATTTTTGTTTGATTATTTAAGGGAGAGAATATGAATCACGTTAAGTTGACAGAAAACATTTGGTTTTACAAGGATGTGCACACAGATATTTCTGAATTGTTAGAGCATATAAAGGGACAAAATAATTGGTGGGATTATACAAACGGCGTAAACCCAGATGGCACTGAGTGTCATAGTGGTATTAAAGGATCCGCTACAACCCTTTGGCCAGACACTAATAACTATGCCGAAGTGATTGATATATTTAAAAATGTATTTGAAGATTATGTTGAGCAAAATAGAGAAAGACTTTCTTTGAATATACCATCTCCAGTTGAAGATAATATAGATGTAAAGCAAATGCCAGAAAGAACTTGGTTGGAGCAAAAAAATATATTGGTAAGAAAATACACAGCAGGATCATTTATGCTTCCTCACGGAGACGGAGGAGTAGAAATTGTTCCTTCTTTTACAGCTCTCCTATGGTTTAATGAAGACTTTGAGGGTGGAGAATTAGAATTCCCTGGTTTAGATTTAACTATAAAGCCAGAAGCTGGATCTGTATTAGTATTTCCTAGCATGTCAGAGCATGGTGTTAAAACTGTTATTTCAGGAGAAAGATTTGTAACATCAGCATATCTGTATCAGAAGCCTGGTGCATAAAATATGTTTGAATACTATGTAAAAAAAGTATCTAAAGTTGTAGACGGAGATACAATTGACGTAGACATAGACCTAGGTTTTAATATATCGTTTACATCTAGAGTTAGATTAGCTGGAATAGATACACCAGAATCTAGAACTGCAGATAAAATAGAAAAAGCTTTAGGTCTAGAAGCAAAAGCATTTTTAAAAAGTGCAATTGATTCAGCTAAAACTGTTGTGATTAAAACGGAAAAAATGGACAGCTCAGAAAAATATGGAAGAATATTAGGCTGGGTATTCTTAGATGGATCAGAAACATCTATTAACGAAGAAATGATTAAGGCTGGACACGCATGGGGCTACCTTGGAGATACCAAAGTAAAAGACTTTGATGCACTTGCAAAAGCAAGAGCAAACTATAAAAGAAAGTAGTAAACATGATTATCCAAATTATTGGACTTCCTGGATCTGGAAAAACTGAATTAGCAAAAGCTTTAAAGGAAAGAATTAATGCTATCCATCTTAATGCAGATGAAGTACGTACCACCGTTAATTCTGATCTAGGTTTTTCTCCAGAAGATAGAATTGAGCAAGCTCGCCGCATGGGAGAGATGGCTAGACTTATATCTAAGCAGGGAGTGGCTCCAGTAATTGTAGATTTTGTATGCCCAACAGAATTAACACGAGCAGCATTTGGACAGCCAGATATTTTAATTTTTATGGACACAATTGAAGAGGGCCGCTTTGAAGACACTAACAAGATGTTTGAAAAACCTACTAAGTTTAGCTGGATGTTTATGAATCACAGATTAGGGCCAAACGAAAAAGCATCCGTAATTATAGAAGAGTTTAAGTTGCATGATTGGTCAGCGCCAACAACACTGATGCTTGGTAGATATCAGCCATGGCATGAAGGTCATCATGCTCTATATAAAGAGGCGGGTAGGAGAACAGATCAAGTCCTTCTTGGAGTACGTAATACATATAACACAAGCGCTAAGGATCCACTAAAGTTTGATGAGGTAAAAGAGTATATAGCTAAAGATGATTTCATGGATGGCGCATTAGTGCTAAGACTGCCTAACATTACCAATATAGTTTATGGTCGTGATGTAGGATATAAGATTGAGCAAGTAGATTTGGGGGCAGACATTCATGCTATTTCAGCTACTCAAAAACGTAAAGAAATGGGTATTTAATTTATTTTTAGCTAACGATTGGGCAGACAAAGAGGCCCAGCTTTATTTTGAACGGGACAAAGATGACAGTAACAAAAGCTAGGTCTTTTACAAAAGCTTTAAGCTACAGAATATGGGGCACGTTATCTTCATTTATTGTTGCTTACGTTTTAACAGGCGATGCTACGCTTTCTGGAGCTATTGCATTTTGGGAGACAGTAGTTAAAGTATTTATCTACTACGCACATGAGCGTGGATGGAACAAGATTCAATGGGGTAGAAAGTAATGCCAATATATGAATACAAGTGTGAATGTAATGACAAGGTAGTTTCATTTACCATGTCAATTAAAGACTATACTCCAGACCAAGTTTGTGCCGAGTGTGGCAAAGACATGCAAAGACACTACACTCCGACTGGTATACAGTTTAAAGGCAATGGCTTTTATAAAACAGATAATCCTAAGTAATTTAAACTAACATTCTGCTATAATTACTAAGTAAGCAAAAATTTTGCATTACTTAGGAGATACCTAGTTGACTAGAAAGATTAAGTATTATCTAACCAGCCTTTTTATAATCGGCTGGCTTTTCCTTTTTGGGCCTAGCATAGCCAGTGCTGATGAAGTTACAGTTCAAGTAACACCAGCTAACCCATCTTCAGATACCGCCACAGCAACCACTCCTATTACAGTTGAGATAGTTGCAGATAAGGTAGAAGCGGCAGCAGATACATTACAGGCAGCAGCACAAACACAAGGCAATGCGATCATATCTACAATTCAAGCAAATGTGCCAAACACAGATACTCAAGCAGCAGCTCAAATTGCTACAACACAAGAGCCTATTGCAACCGCTGTTGCAGAAGCCACAGTCAAGGTACAGGAAGCTACAACAGCAATTCAGTCAGCAGAAACTGCCGTAACAGTTGCAGCAAATGCTCAGGCAGCAGTTGAATCACAAACTGCAGTGGTGGCTACAGCAACAACAAATTTAAATAACGCTCAAGCAAGTTTAAATACAGTAACACAACAAGTCGAGTCTCAGACTGCTGTAGTTGCTACAGATACGACTAACCTTGCCACAGCCCAGGCTGCTGCAGATGCTTCGGCTGTAGAAACAACAACTAATGGAATTCAGGTAACAACATACGCATCCCCTGGTGGACAACAGCCACCAATTCCAGCAGAAAATGCTACACCACTTTCAACTACAACAGTTGGCTATATAGCTCACCAGTTTGGAAGCGGACAGGTATTTAATTCTGGCAGAGTAGACAATGTAATTGTCAAATTTGAAGGAACGATAACTGTTCCAGAAGAAGCAGTGACAGTAAAGTATGCAATTCATTCAGATGATGGCGCAAAAATGTATGTTGATGGTCAGCTTGCAATTAATGAGTGGATTGATAAAGGCGGAGGCTGGAGCCAGTATTCTCCAACCTATAACACAACTGTAGATAAACAACAAGATTTCACTATTTGGTACTATGAAAATGGTGGGGGATCAGCAGTTATACTTGGCTGGTTAATAATGAGACAAGATGGAAGTGGATATTTTACTACCCCAGTCAACGAAGCTTTTGCAACTACAGTAGTAACAAAAGATCCAGAATTAGTTGCTGCAGTTGCTACTGCACAGACAACTCTCAATAATGATACTGCAGTTCTTAATACTCTTACTACGCAAAAGACTGCAGCGGAAGAGGTAGTTGCTGATAAAACAGAGGTAAAGGCAGAAGAAGTTGCAACATTAAATCAGCTTACAGAAACTGCTATTGTAACAGTTCAAGCGGCAGACTCCCTTGCCAATACAGCAACAACAAAAGTAAATGAAGCGGTAAATGCAATGACAAATGCAGCACAGGTTACAGTTAATTATTATGCTGAACAACAGGCAGCTGCACAAGCCGCTGCAAATGCAGCAGCAGAAGCAGCAAGAATTGCTGCAGAGGAAGAAGCTGCAAGACAAGCTGCAATAATTGCAGAACAAAATCGTTTAGCAGAAATTGCAAGACAGGCTGCGATTAAAGCAGAACAAGATAGGATTGCCGCAGAAATAGCAGCACAAAAAGCAGAGTCTGATCGTTTAGCAGCAATAGAAAGAGCTAGAATACAAGCAGAGATTGATGCAAAAGCAGAAGCAGATCGAATTGCTGCAGAAAAAGCAATTGCTGATGCTAAAGCTGCACAAGAAAAAGCTGCAGCAGAAGCTAAAGCTGCAGAAGAAGCTCGTATAGCAGCAGAAAAAGCTGCTAAAGAAGCAGAAGCAGCAAAAGCAAAAGCTGAAGAAGATGCAAGAATTCAAGCAGAAAAAGATGCACAAGCAAAAGCAGAT